AGATGTCCATAGTTCCTTCTTATAAGGTTCAACAACCCCTGAAATTACAAGGGTTGCTGTCCTTTTGCTCGATTCCCATTCATCAACCTGAAACCTGCCTTTATAGAAATATGCAGGGTCTTCATCCTTGATGAATTCAAGTTCTCTTCCCTGAAGATAATCAAGGATTTCTGAATAAATAGCGTCCCACCGTCTTCTAGGGTCAATCACGTTGAATTCACAAGTAACCGTCCGACTTTTGAACGGAACAAAACCCGTCAGTGATTCTGTCAGGTCTAACTGTCCGTCAGCAGACGGAATGTCAACATAAACATATTTGGGTTCAGGTGGACTGATGTCAGGTCTTGACTTCAGTGTTAATCCCCAATTTAAATAGGAATGTCTGCCACCAAATGTCACACCGTATAACATTTTCTAGTTCCCCCTTCCCTTCGTCTTGACTATCTTTCCGAATTCAACGTCCATCTTTGGGGCAAGCACTCCAACCAACTGTCCCGAATCCATAACCACCTGAGTTTCCGCAAATTTGGGCAGATACTCTGACAGTATCTTCAACAGCTTGGACATCCATTCATCAAGGGCATCTGCAAGCACCGTTCCCCCTGACGCTTCCCTGATGTCTTCCATCAGCCGTGTCCGTCCATACATGATTTCATCCCCTGCTTCCCCTGCACCTTTTCCTGATCCTGTCACAGGATTGATGTCAAACAGTGTTGGCTTTGAAAACATGTAAGGTTCTTCCATCGCTTTCTTGTACCAAGCAATAGAAAACTTCGGTGTCTGTGGGGGTGTCAAGCTGAACTTTCCACTCACGGAAACATGTGGAAGTTTCAAGGAAGGCAGTGACCAACTGAAGTTAAACAATCCTTTGATTTTATCAATGATGCCTGACACCGCATCTTTTGCACTGTTCAGTTTATCCCTGAAGGCATTCTTGATGCTGTTCAAGACGTTTGTGACAGTTGATTTTGCACTGTTTAAACCACCGCTGATGGTATTCTTCACACTGTTGATTGCATTACTGACGGTCGTTTTGACCGTGTTCCACGCATTACTGACGGTGGTTTTGATACTGTCAAGAATGTTACTGACGGTGGTTTTAATGCTGTTCCACACGTTCGAAACCGTGTCCTTGATGCTGTTGACAATGTTGGTCACCGTGTTCTTGATTTTCTCCCACGTTTCCTTCATCTTGTCTTTCAAGATGGTACAGAAATTAATCACGGATTCAACGATGTTCTTGACGGTTTCTTTGATGCTTTCCCACAAGTTAATCCAAAATTCCCTGAATTCTTCGGATGTGTTCCACAGATATATGAAACCTGCCACAAGGGCAACTATTGCGATGACCACAAGGGCTATTGGATTAGCAAGCAGTGTTCCCCATAGACTGGACAGTCCACCGCTTAACAAGGACATTGTGTTTCTGATAGTATCAATCGACCTGACCACAGACCCAATGATGGTTATAGCCCTTCCTGCAATCATCAGGACAGGTGCAACTGCTGTAATGACCAACAGGATCGTTCCAATCATGGACTGTGTGCCTTCGTCAAGGCTGTTGAACCAATCTGTCACCTTTTCAACGATCCCTGAAACCTTTTCAAGGGTGGGTATCATTGAATTGATAAAGGCTGTTCCAAGTTCAATTCCTGAATTCTTGACCCTGTTCAACGACTTCTTGACTTTCTCGGACGGTGTCTGAAGCTTGTCAAGTGCCCCACCAACGTCATCCACATCTGACTTCATGGTTTCCACCGTAGCGTTGAATTCTTCGACACCACCGTTCAGGATTGCAAGACCTGCTGACCCTGCTTCTGCTGAACCCCATAATTCATTGTAGGCAATGTTATTTTCGTCTGCATAGTCTTTTGTGATCTGTAATACATCTGCAAGCGAATAACCATCGTCCATTAATTCTTGGAAGGACTTTCCTGTCTTGTCCTTCAGGACACCACCAAGGGTTGTCCCTGAATCACCAAGTTCACGCAACATAGAAGACATGTATGTTGTTGCTTCTGATGTTGCGATACCTTGTTTTGTCAGGGAAACATAACCTGAAGTCAGGTTATCAATGTTAACACCCATCGCTGAAGCAGTCGGAATCACACGACCCATGGAAGATCCAAGTTCGTCAATGGTCGTTTTACCAAGGTTCTGTGTCCTGACAAGCTTGTTTGCAATTTCTTCAGCCGTTCCTGCTTCATCTCCGTAAGCGTTCAGGGCTGTGGTCAGGATATCAACGGATGTTGACGCTGAAGTGAAACCGACCTTTGCAAGGTTGCCTGCCGTTTCAACAAAACCTGCAACGTCTTCGACATTCTGCCCTGCTGACAGTGCCTGATAACCTGCTTCTGCAAGTTCGCTTGCACTGATGCCTGTTTTGCTTGATAAATCAAGGAACTGATTTGACAGGTCTTCAACAGAATGTTGTGTGGTATCAAACAGGGTGGACATCTTGGACATTCCGTCTGTAAAATCAGATGCCCCCTTGACAGATGCTGTCAGCACACCACCTGTTGCAACAGAAATAGGGGTCAATGCTCTACCAACACTTTCAATCTTCTGACCTGCTGTTTCCATAGCCCCACCAATGGTTTCTGACATGGACTTTGCTTTCTTCTTGGTCTTGTCAATTTCTTCGTTCGCTTTATCATTTTTAATGAAAATCGAACCAACTAACTTGAATAAATCCATCACCCTTCACCCCCTTTCTTCATTCTGTCAAAGATTTCCATCGAATGTCTGATAGTGTCTTTCAAGTCTGCTTCTGATGGCTTCTGTTGTTTAGCTGTTTCAAAATCAACATCATTGTTAAACTCATTCCACGATCTGTTATCAAAAGCACTGAGTTTGTGTAAGAAGAATTCCCATCTGACCTTTTCTTCGTGCTTTTTCTCGAACGTTTCAAGGAAGTTAACAAACTGCCCTGACGGAATCACCGTGTCTAACAAAACAAATGGACTTGCATATTCTCTGAATAGCAAGTCCATAAAATCCATCGGGTTTTCTAGTTGAACAATTTTGAAACAGCCTTGAAAAAATCCTTGAAATCTTCCTTCTGAATAATGGAAATCACAGCGTCTGCAAATTCTGCCATGGGCATTTCTGCAATCTCATCAACAGAAACCCCTGACAGATTCGACATGAATTTATACAAGTCTTGCTCACAAGATGGAAGGTTGTTCAGAATCACACCAACCACTTCCACCACGATACTGAATCCAAGAATGGTTGTTGCGTCCTGTCCGTCCTGTCTGTCAGCAGATGACTGTTTCACAGCCTTCAGCATGTTCTGAATCTTGTCAGGGGTTAAAACCGTTTTGATCTCTTTGAAACCGATCTTGTTTAAGATGACCACACAAGGAAAGATGTCAGATGCTTTCAAATCTCTGAATTCCATCATTCTTCAGACACCTTCTTTCTTCGTGCTTTGACAACTTCAACCAACGGATGTCCAAAAGACTGAATTTCCTTCAGCCGTGTTTCCGTACATTCGAATTCTTCACCTTTCTGATAAACATGACGGGTGTGTTTGTCAACAAATGAACATAAGGCTTTTACTTTCATTGTTCAACCCTTTCTTTTAAACTGACTTCGGATAGTAGATATAAACAGGCAGGGTCTGAAGATACCTGTTGTCTTCTGTTTCCTCGATAGATGCGTGACAGGTGAATGTCATTGTTCCAACGGTTGCTTCCTTGTTCTTCCCTTCAGTTTCAAAACCTGAAGTACACAGCGCATTTCCCATGATAACAATGATGTCTTCACCCTTCATTGTTTTTCCGACAAAAGCGATATTGTCAAAAAAGTCACCTGCTACAATATCAGGCTTGGTTCTGATGCCATCATAAATGGAAATATAATGAATTGGCTCACTTTCCCCTGTCATATCCTCACCAACCACAGCGTTCTGAACAAGTTCCTTGGTGATCTCAAGGAAATTGATTTCCATGGTTGCTGTTTCACCCGTCTTGACCTTCATTTCCTTGGTCAGGACTAAAGCCCCATCAGCTTCCACATCAACGAATTCAGGCACAATAGACAGTTTTGAACCACCCTGTGTTGCACCAATGATAGAACTATTAAAATTTATCCAATCACTATCCGAACCACTCCATTCAAGGTTTTTGTGAATCGTACCTGCGCCGAACAAGATATTTTTGGGTGTGGTAGATGACACACCTGTTTTTCCTGCAAAACCCATGCTTTATTCCCCTTTCCATTCTTTAACTTTGATTATGATCTGCATTCTGTGAACCCCTTCTTCTATCGATGGAATAGGCATAGCTGAATCATACATCAACGCAATTCCCCACCCATTGTCAAGAATGGTTGTTACTCCGTAATCAGGAATTGCCTTCCTGATCTTTTCCTTCACAGCTTCAAGTTCATAATACTTTGACTTTGTTGTTCCCATCAAAATGAAATCCGAATCAATTTCACCGCCTTCGTCAGCGGAAACAACTTCTGTATATTCCCCCACAAAATAGGTTTTTGGAATTTTAGAAGTCCATTCCATGTATTCATACGGAATGTCAAGACCCGTCAGGATTTCATCAATATACGCAAGCCCCTGAACTGTCATTTTATAAACCCCCAAAAATCTGTTCTGCCCTTCGGATGATTTTGTCCCTGCAAGAATTATATGCGTTCAAGAACGGATGCCTTGCCCTTTTGCCCTTAGTGTAATAAGCTTCAAGACCTTTTTTCCGCAAAATTGCCATTGCTTTCTTTGCTTCTGCTTTGGTTGCGTAAGACTTGCCACCACTGCCTGATGACTTGCCCTTGACATACACCCACCAACCTTTTCTTCCGTCACCTTTTTCCGCAAATTCACCTGTTCCAAATTCTTCCCATATGGCATTTTCATAATTTGAACCCATGTGGACAGCTAAACCTGATTCATCCAAGACGGGTGAATCAGACCAAGACCCTGCTGTCTGTCCTGTGTCCCTGACAGTGTTCCTGACAGTCATTGATGTGATTTCTTCCCCTGCTTCCCGTAAGAAAACAAGGGCTTTTTCCTTCAGTGCGTTTTTACACTGAATTGAATAATCTTCGAAAACCACATTATTTGACACCAAGACCACCCCCAACGTACTTTAGATAGATTTCTAGGTGTTCTCCAAGATCCATGACTTCATCAATCAACAGGGTGTTGTACACATCCCCCTTGATGACCAACCTGCAATTTTCAGATGTTACAGGGCTGTCCTGTACCGCCTGTTTCCATCTGATGACATCACATAAAAAATAGTGTGTGGTTTCTTGGATTTTGGCATTGAACTGATTCACATCATTTTGACCTGATGCGTAATCAAGCCAACCAAGGACTGTCCCCACGGTTTCCCATTCTTCCACATTCTCACCAATCAGGTTCTTCCCCTGTGATGTCTTGGTCTGTATAACTGCGTTCAGATTTCCACCAATCAGCATTTAAAACCTTGCCTTTTTATAAAGTTCGAGGAATCCAAGCAAGGACACAGGAAATCCCATAACTTGGTTATTCGCATCCAAATCAAAATAAGTGACAGAATGTCTGCTGATAGTTTCTGACTTGACACCAACCTTTCCCCTGTTGGCAATCTCCCATTTCAACAGGTTGATGACACCCATCTTGACACCTGAAGGATATTCGACCTTGGTGACCAAGTTAGATTCCACATCAAACAGTGTCTTGTCAACGGTGGTCTTTCCGTCCGTCAGTGCTGTGACCAAATACAGTCCATCATTGACTTCGGACTGTGAGACTTGGACAGTGTCCCCCAACTTTAAGTAGGGGGACGTTCCCATCAAAACAGCCCCCTGTGAAGGGGCTGTAAATCTGACTGCCCTGTTTTGAAAGTTGTTATTGGTGTATTTCCTGACAAGGGTTTCCACACCGTCCAACATATCCTTCAAAACGTCCGTGTCCTGATCTTGGAATTCAGGCAGGGTCTGCAATTCTTCAACAGAAATAATCATCAGACCCACCACCTTCCATTAGGCTTCAACCTTAAACCGACCAATTTTGACCTTTCCTGCATCTGTCAGGGCTACACCGTAAAGTCTGTCAGCACTGATGTCAGTTGTTCTAGACAGGGTGTGTCTTTCTGTTTCAACGTTTGTGTCACGCTTCAGGTATACGGTCAGTGCGTATGTCTCATCCTCGGTTTCACTGTCTGCTGTCAGCTTAACCATCGGACACACATATGAACCCCCATCGACAGCAACACGTTTAGACGGAACGATTCTGACACCTGCAACCATACCAATTTCACCCCTCATTATGACAGCATTGTCATATTTGTCAGCACTGATGAAATCAGGGTCAAGTCTCAGCTGTGTCACCTGCTTCGGATGGATGAACATGACCTTTTCAGACTGAACTTCTTCCTCAAACATATCGACCACACTGACAATCCCATTGTAGGAAATTACAGCCTGAAAATCAATATCTTCAACAGCTGTGGTGTTCATAACATCCATTGCGTCCTGATCCACTTTAGATGCCATAGCTTTGGCAAGCTGACTTGTAGCCTCACCAACAGGATTTCCATAACCTGAAAGTACTGCTTCATCTGTCAGAGTTACCGCCTTCATTGCCTTCTTAATGGTAAAGTTTGTCGATGTTGCTGTAAGAAGGGTTGTTCCACATTCCACACCTTCAGCAACGTCCACTGCATCACCAATGTAAGCAAAAGCAGGAACTGTGACGGTGTCACCTGCTCTGCCCTGAAGGGTTGTATCAAGTTTAGCAAAAGGTGTAACAACGATCTTCTTTTCAATCTTGCCTGAAATGATGTCTGCCATAACCTGCGGATTAATAAGATTCTCTAACTTCGTAGGCATAATTTAAATCCCCTTTCTATTTCCCTGATAAAGCCTTGTAGGCTTCAGGATTTTCATTGTAAAGTTTCAGTCTGTCCTGATAACCCATCTTGTCAAAGTCTTCCTTGCTCACACCTGAAGTGTCATCAGACTTGTCAAGTTTCTTTTCATCGATCTTCTTGGTGGAAGAACCTTCAAACTGTGAAGGAAACTGTGTCTTTAAGCCTTTGACTTTTTCATCAAGACCTTTAATCTGACCATCTTCTGTCAGTTCAGGTTTCCAATCACCGCTGTGTTCCATCTTGAATAACAGATAATCAATGTCAGATGCTTTTGCACCTGCTGACAGTAAACCGATTTTCAAGGCAGATTCTGTTTTCGCCTTGACAGCTTCCTGCTGTAACGTCTTGATCGTCTGTTCATACTCGGTGATTTTCTCTTGAACTGCTTCCTGACCCTTGGTTGCCTTCTGAAGTTCCTCAATCAAATCGGTGGACTTCTTGTGTTCAACCGTCAGATTGTCATGGTCTTCCTTCAGTTTCTTATACCTGACATCAAGGTTTTCTTCTGAAGCTGTGAAAAGCTTGTTGTTTTTCATCGCTTCAAGAATGGCTTTCTGCTGTTCATCAGACAGACCCTCAACTGTATTTAAAAGTTCTGCAAATGTCATTGTGAAATCCCCTTTCTTTACGATTTTTACAGGTTACGTCCTGATCTGTTTTGGAATCGGATGTTTTACATGTTCCCACATGAATGACATTGTATTAAAAAACCACATCATCAAATGTGGTTTTTCAAACATTTCTACAAATCAGTTTAATGACTTGATTCAGGTCAATAATCAACATCATTGTTTTTATAATCAGGTCTTGATGCAGGTTCATTATCTGCAATACAATTCTTGATGTCCTCAATGATCGTTTCATCGTCTTCTTCCCCTGTGATCCGCAGGGGATAGTTTTCACCAAACTTTTCAAAGTACATGTTCAACAGTTCTTCAAGTCTTGTCATTTAATCACCTTCAACATTTCTTCAAAGATTTCAACTGATTTTGGAAAGTACTTTTTAATCTGTTCATAAGAACCTTGGTTGTTCACCCTTGCAGAATAGATTTCTGCAAATGCTTCTTTTGCATTTTTTCCTGTCGACCAATACCCACGACCATGACCAATTCCAAAAGGATAATCTGTGGTGGTCATAGATGGTTCAAACATATCAGAAATGTCAGATCTATCAGGCAATGAAATAGTCTTTTTCATGTGTTCACAAAAAGCTTTTTCAGCACCTATCCTATCAATAGTAACTGTGCTTAGTTGTTTTTTGACCCAATTCATTTTCTCAGAAGGTAAAAGAAGACCCCTTCTGACCATAGCGTCAGCTTTTTGCATGACAGTTCCTTTGTTTGGTAACGACACATAACCATTTGCTTTTGCGAATTCTTCAATCGCTTTTTCTGCTTCTTCTTTGATGGTTATTTCAAATATACCACCTTTGTATGTTTCTGAAAATCCTTTGTGTCTGTCACCGTTTCCATATTTTCTATTCAAAATATAGTCAGCATGATGCCCATATTCATGAAACACGACCTGATATGGTGGTTGATAATCAGACCCAACAGAAGCTGATTTTATATTCAGCCATACCCCGTCTTCATAAGAACTGTAATACGCACCTTTTCGTTTTCTCCCCCTTGTTGTCTGTTGCAAAACATGAAACTGGTCAGAACAAGCATCCCACAATCTTCTGTCTTCTTCAGATGCGTCCAAAAGGAATCCCCTTAACCTTTTACAATGGTCTTCACCGTATTCAGCCAAAAGATTATCACCGATATTGATTTTTCCAAGAATCTTTTCAAGTTCATCATAGTCTGCATCCATGATTTCCTGAAGTCTTTTCAGTTCTTTTCTGATAGACCTTAAATCTTTATTTATCGGATCTTTCAGGGACTTTGTGTCCCCACGTTTGAACACATCAAGGTGACTTTTGATGAACTTTAGTTGTTCAAGGTCTTCTTTCCACAGACCACCGTGTTTGCTGAAAAACTCAATTCTGTCTTCAATGTATTCTTCAGGATTTGATTTCCAACTAACATAATCTTCCCAATACTTTTCAGCATCTTTAATCTTTTTCAGGTCTGCTTCTTTTGTGGTCAAAGTTTCATTCTTTTTCTTGTATTCTTCTTTGACCTGACCAATGTGTTCACGCAACTTTGTTTCATCGTTAGCTTGCAACGGTTCAAACACCTTGGTTGGATTGGCTTTCTGTTCTTCAGTTGCTTTCAAGAACTTCTTTCTATAATCTTCGAAACTCTTTGACTTGTCAAGACCATAGAATTCTGCCCTTTTCTTCAAGGTTTCAAGTTCTTCTTCATCCAATGACCACCTTGGTCTTTTGAGCAACTGACACCTGCAATTAATCACATTCGATGCAGAACCACCAATGGAAGGGGCTTCCAAATGTTCCCCCATAACCAAGAATTTGTCTTTCCATTCCACGATTTGTCCATCAGCTTCCCTGTGAGCAAGTCTTGTTCTCCCATCAAGTGTTGCGTCCCACTGCTTCATCAGGTCACAACCTGCGTCAACAGCTTCGTCCCCTGCGTCAAGCCTTGCCTGTTGGTTAATCCTGTTCCCTTCGGTTCTGACAATCCGCATTGCATCAGACTGTGAAATCTGAAAGTATCGCTGAACCGATAACGAATCAGCGACTTCCAACCATGATTTTCCATTGGCAATCCCCCGTGTGGCTTCAAGGGCAACCTGTTTTTTCAGTGTCCTGATATTCTGAACCGTCAGTCCCTGCTTCAAGTAGTAACCTGTGGACAACTTGGAATCCGTCTGAATTGCCCTAACCATCTTCTTCGGATTCACAGGGATTGTCAACGGAATGCCCTGATTCATCAGTTCATACATACTGCCCACATAACCATTGACATATGATCCTTGGAAGAAATCATTGGCTGTCTTGTAAGTGTGCGTCTGAAGGTCGTTTAGGACACCGTCAATCTGCTTTAAAAGTGCCTGTTGATATTTCTTTTGGTAAATGATGGACTGAAGATTCTGCATATCAGACCGTGAATTCAATTCCTTCAGCTTCTGCTGACAGTCCTTCCTAGCTTGCTTGTACGCTTTTTCAAGGTCTTTCAAACACTGTTCTTCATCCTTCAGCTGTCTTCCAACGGTTTCCTTTTCAGCCTTATTCAATCAAACCACCACCGTCAACATCATCAGGTGTCACCTGTCCCAAAATGTTCTGTGCTTCCATGTTATCTGTCTGACCTTCGTCAGGGTCAGGTAACCTGTCCTTCAGGTCTTCATAATCAAGTTCCAAGATGTCACAGATGTTCTGAACAATGGTTTCATCATCAAGAACACCCTGAAGTCCAAGGAACGTGTTGATCTGAATCTGCTGTTTCTCTGCATCGGTTTTTTCAATTTGGGCATTGTCAGAACTGTTAGTCATGATCTCCCGTGTGAAATCAAACCAAACGTCCTTGACTTTATAATCAGTCCCGTCCACGGAATTGATTTCCTGAAGCACAACTTTCACGATCTGTTTTAAGAACCGTCTCAACCTGATTTCAAGTTTGTTACACTTCAGATCAAGCAGGGCATATCTGCTTTTGATGACAACATTTGTGATGTTCCCGTCCCCTAACTGGGCAGAGTTGAAACCCATTCCGAAACGATAGATGTTCTTTTCGTCTTCGGACATTTTAACCTGCCTTGCCTGATACGGGATATCAACGGTATGAACTTCCACACCGCCTGTTCCGTCAACACCGATCATCTTCTTGGTCTTCAGGTTAACTGCAAGTTCTTCAAGGTTGTCACCCTGAAATCCCTTGACCACATGTAAGGGGTGGTCAAAATCTGCAAGGTTGTTAGACAGTCCACAGGACATCATGTCATAGTCATCAATCAGATATTTAATTGGCTTGACCCCTGACCACTGCTGTCTGTTGTTGTCAAGTCTGAAGAATGGGATGAAACCAAAATTGTCATAATAGGTGGAATCATCACCGTCTTTGTGATATATCACATGTGGTCTTGGATTGATGAGTTCTGAATCATCCATGATGATTTTTCCTTCATCCGTTTGAACATAGAAGGTGACTTGGTTTTCGTCCCAAACCTGAATCCTTTTAATCATCTGATTCGACTTTGCAAGACGGTCATTGTACCAATAAATCACATAGGAACACCCGTCATCTGTTTCTTTCTCACGGACTTCCACAACACCCTGACAATCAGCGTGTTCAAAGTGCAACCGTTCATCCTGCCCTTCGTAAGCGTACATGTAAGACCAACCACAGGACATTGTGTCTGTCAGGGTTTCCTGCAATTCTGAAACGAATTCATCGTCAAAATAATCATCCAGTCTGTCCTGTAAAGCAGGGTCATCAGCCCTGACAAACGAATGGTCTTTGTTGGACAGCATATATTGGACTGCCTGATCCACAAGTTCAGTAAAGAATGGGTGTGAAATTTTGATGTTTGAACGTGTCGTGTCTTCCAAAAGCTGACCTTCAGCGTTGAAATAAAACATCCGATATTCCATGATATCATGCTGACCTTCGTAATATTTCCGTCCGATGGAAGCCAACTGTTTCTTCTTCGAACTTCGGTCTTCTTGCATGAAATACAGGATTTCTGAATCTTTGAGCATGTTTTCACCCCTTTCTTCCTGATTAATAAATCCAACTGTTCCCAATGATAAAGTCTTCAAGTGCGTATCTCATCGCATCCATTAAATGGTTGAAATCGTCAATGGGGACATTCAGCCTTTTTCCAAACCTGTCCGTGTCCCATGTGTAGTTACTGATTTCAGTGATGAAATTGACACATCTAGGAAGAACATGAATCTTCAAGTCCTGAATCCACTGGATTCCATTGACAATGGAATCCTTCCCTTTCTTTGCCCCTTTGATTCTCAGGTGCAAGGACTTCAGTTCGTCAATGGATTTTGGTTCTGCTGAATCTGCGGTGATTCGTTCTTTGGAATAACCCATGGACTGAATCAGACCATGAATCCTCTTGTTTGACAACCCCCGTTCATAGAATTCATCCCACACATAAAGGTCTTGTGTCTTGATGTCCAACAACAGAACAATGAATGCTGACGGGTCATTGGTGTAACCAAAATCCAGTCCACAGACGGTCTTTAACTGTGGGTGTGCCTTCTGAATCTGTTCAAGGTCAAACTGTTCTTCAGTCCAATTCTCATAGATGACACCTTCCACGATGCCCCAACCACCAAGACCTGCTACTGCATATCTTCTTGGATTATTGACTTTCATCCGTTCAAACACCTGAAGGTCTGCATTGTCCAACCATTCATTACAGGTGTAATTGGTGGTCAATGCAAGGATCTCAGGGTCTTTGGTGTCAAAGAATCGCTTCTTCAGCCAATGACGTTCATTCCACGGGTTGAACGTCAGGGTTATCTGCTTCCATAAACCGTCAGGACATTCACCACGGATTGATTCATCCAACATGTCAAAGTCTTCTTCAGACATGATTTCATACGCTTCTTCTATCCACATCCAACACAGAACACCAACACCAACAGTGATTGATGTGACCTTCAAGGGGTCATCAAGTCCCCTGAATAGAATCTTCTGTCCTGTTGGTGTGTATGTGGCTTCAAGCGGTGACAGCGTGAATGTCCACAGATGATCTGTCCCCAACCTGTGGACTGCCCATTTCAGATCAGTATAGCAGGAATCTTTCAAGGTTCTGAAGGTCTTCCTGATGACCAAGGTGTTTGATTCCTTGTACCTTTGCATGTTGTAGATGATCCACAATGCGGTGGTCTTGGACTTCTTAGAAGCCCTACTTCCCTTGACAACCCTGTATCTTCCCTTGTAGTTCCAAAACGTCTTGTAACCTTTGCCCACGACATCAGGCAGATACAACCGATTAATCTTCAAGGGCATCTTCACCACCGTATACAGGCAGGGCAACGTTCAGGTTGACACTGTTGTCTAGGACACCCTGCATTCTTGCAAGTAGCTGACAAGCCTTGATTCTGTCCGCTTGTGACGGTTTCTTTCTTTTGGTCACCGCCTCAGACATTCCATCACCGCATCCTTCAACAACTATGATTTCTTCTTCGGATTCCTGAAGGATAATCGATGTCAGAACTTCCTGCATCTTCCTAGCATCAATAATCTTCTGATTTTTGATCTCCCCTGAAAGTTCTTTGATTCGATTCTGCAAGTCAACATTCGTCATCAGCCTTGAACCAACCTGTTTAGCAGACCTTTCTGAATAACCTGCACTGATAGCAGACTGTGTTGCGTTTCCGCATCTGACATATTCCTGACAGAACCGTTCCTGTCTTTCTGTCATTCTGACACCCCCTTTCCTTCTCCAAAACAAAAAGGACATCAACCCTGATGTCCTTTGCACACTTTTGATAATATCATTCTATGATATCATCATAGAATATTCAAGTAAGACGGTGTCACATCAATGTCACATCTTTGTCACATCTTGATTTGACTGTATTCCTTGACTGCTAGAACATGCTGATTCCGTGTGTATCCGTATGACCAACACATATCCATAGATGCTTCCTTCAGCCCTTTCCCTTCGATATAAACCAAATACAGCAGTTTCTGATGGTCTGTAACCTTCATCCTGTGTATCCTGTCCATACACCTGATTTTCCACCGCATCCACCGTTCTGTCAGTTTCTTCAGCTTCTGTTGTTCTTTCTCTATCTTTGCAAAACCGTCAATCAGTCTGTCCCCCTTGACGCTTGTCTGAACCTTGTCAGCATCATACCTGATGCCTGAAACACCACTCAGGGCAGATTCAAGTTCCCTGATATAATATCCCTGTTCTTCAACCCGTCTTTTCAGATAATCGATATATTGCAATTCTTCAAGCCCCGTCAAATCTCCGTCCCCTTTCCGAAACTCTGTCTGAAACTCTGTCTGAAACTCTGTTCTAGGTGCTTGTTCTAGCTTGTTCTAGGTGGACACTTTCACCTAGAACAAGCGCAAACACGCATAAATACAGGGTTTTCAGCCACTTTTGTTCTAGGTGTTCTAGGTGTTCGACCTATTTCCCTATATTATATATATTTTTATATTATTGTCAGCTTATAAATATTATTGACATTACTTTAAATTTTATTTAAAAGTGAAAAGTACCTAGAACACCTAGAACACCAAGAACAAACACCTAGAAAACCCTGATAAATCAAGGGTTTCCGCTGTTCTAGGTGCTGTTCTAGGTGTTCTAGCTTGACCACGAACAAGGTTAAAATGAATAATTATTCATTGCTTATAACCCACCACTTGCGACCTTTGACCCTGACAAGATCACCGTTCCGTCCGTAAATGTCGTTGAAACTTCCATGGAATTCATATCTGATGTCATCACCTGACTTGAACACTTCGACTTTCTCCCACAACCACATGGGCAGGGCATCCCGTCCAAGGATATATTCTTCACAACTGTCAGTGTAAAAATCAGTCATAGAACCTGACCCCTGTCTGTTGATATATCAGGTCTTGGATTTCCCTGATGGAATCAGTTTGTTTGTCCAGTTCTTCATACTTGGTCAGGACAGCGTCAGCGAATTCAGGCAACCTTTTTCTGTTTCCGAAACCATATTTTTCATGCAGAACCATACAAGGCAGACCCAAAAGCATGATAAAAACCGTTCGAATTCCTTCGTTTTTATAATCATTTTGTCCTTTTTTGTATGATTCTTGTATCATTTTGTTGATTTCAGAACGTTTTATGGATAAAACAGGGTCGTTTTCTTCACTTTTTTGTTGTCTTCTACGTTCAGCCCTGTTCATTTCTTCACCCCCATGAAACAATATCCCTGTGGATCAGTTTTACAGCCACCACCCCATTTCATGCAGATATCGTGAGCAACGATCAGCGGAACACCTGACACGATTTCAAAATGATCCTGTTCAAAATACAGGCACTCGGAACATGTCAGGTCTTGCTGTGCGGATGGCAACATAGCGATTCTGTCCACCAATCCCTGTGCGGTCATCCGTGTCTTCCATTCGAGAATTTCATTAATCGCCTGCTGTCTGCTGATTAAATCACTCATCCTGTTCACCCCCATTGTTCTGCCATTGCTTTTGCAATACCCGGAAAAGTTTTGCTTCTGGCTTTTGCGCGTTCAGCTTGACCGCCTTTGATGTTTCTCATTCCCTCACACCAACCAATCTTTTTGCCCTTGCCTTTCTCTCCTTGCAAAATGTACATTGGCGGTGGCGGTGGTAGGCTGTTGCTTCTTTCAAGTTGAGGAAGTCCTTTCAGCCAAAGGCACGTCCTCTTTTCGTGGTAGTTTTCAGCATCGCCCTCACTTTCTGCAAAAAAGTATGGGTGAATAATCTGGTCTGGCTTTCTGTATGACGAGTTCATAAAGCCGACTGGATTTTCTACCGCAATACGGTCACAGTCAGCCAAGGCAAATTGCATGAAAAAAACAGCAGCTCTTGCTCTTTCTTCCCACCTAGCTATGACCTTCTCTGCCGTGCAACACTTCAAAGAATATTGCCTTGTGGCTACATTACTGAGATAGGTGCAAGGCGGGTGAGCAATCAATAAATCCCACTTGCCATCAATTCGATGTCTCTGACCATCAGCAGTTTCAAACTCGCAATTACCGTTGATAATCGGCAGCGCATCTCCCTGTATATGCCACTCCGGGTGTCCGCCTGAACACTCCAGAATGTCACAGCTATATGCTTCATGCCCACGCTCACGGAATGCCTTGCAGACTTCCTGCGATTCTTCACAAGCAATTAAAACTCTCATTTTGCCACCTTCTTTGTATTTTCAGCCGCATCAATCGCCGCCTGCCTATCAATCAGATCTTTCATGGTTAATCCCTCTTTGTCCACGGCATATATTCCGCAAGCCGTGAGATAAACCCCATCAGGGTTTCCTTCTGTGTGTCCGAGCATTCGAGCAAAACATCTATGTATGATGCCATCTGAAGGAACTCCCTTTTCAATTCTGTATAGTCTTCTGCCTGTGCGGATGGAATATCTTTTATATCCTCAATACACGATTCAATTAGACCAAGTCCCCATTCTAATCTCTCCCGATAGTTACCAACAATATCCATATTATCCAATGAACAGCTTAGCAATTCTTTGCCAACATTGAGCGCATCAATCACATCCTGTCTGAAAACTGTATCATTCATCCTGTTCACCCATCATATCTGCTCCCCAGTTAGGGCAGAAGTTAAATCGTCTCACCGTATCCTCAAATGACAGCGACCAACTGCAATGATAACAGGCTGAGCAATTAATAGCCGTTTTACTGTTGACTTTAATCCACCGCCCCTTCTTGCACTGTGGCTGTGCGGATGGCAACTTTTCTTCATCCGCAAGAATTTCAATCGCCTGTCCTTCTGACAAGCCGTCAATCAATCCCCATGTTTTAATTGCATCAATCGCCTGCTGTCTATAAATCACATCATTCATCTTTAGCCCCTTCCATGATCTTGTTCAGGTATGGAAGACCCTTTAAAACATCAACAAAGTCCTTCCATTCTGTCAGCTTGTGTCCTGTTCTCTGTTTAATGATGGTCGCACACACTTCATAGTTCATCGTGACAGTGCGTTTCTGATTATAACTAGAAGGAAGTGATTGAATCATCTGCCACCAAATTTCTTTTGATTTTTTCGGATATATCATGTTCCCATTAATGTATACGTTTCTCCATAAATTCAGAACTTCGATTGTCTTTTCCAACAATGACATTCCCACGTTCAATAAATGTTCATGACTGAAATCATCCAATGTGAATTCCTTTTCATGAATTTTGTGCATGGTCGAACACGAATTCGCAACTGTTCCAATTTTATATGTGTCAAATTCCTTCCACCAATAAAGGGGGGCTGTTACATCCATCCACACCACAACCTGCCTTAAATACTTTCTGTGTTCCGTTCCTGCCTGAAAAAGATTCTGCATCAATCGCATATCTTCCTGACCAACCACACCGTCAATGACAATGCCTTTTTTCTTGATGAATCCTGAATCAGACCTGTCCCAACTGTTCATGGGATTCCTCATTCCCCTGATAGCTGAATCAATCCCTGCAACCTGAATCTTTTCAACAGTTATCATTTATACATCCCCTTCCTTTCTGTGATTTGCCCTGAAGGTGTTGAAACCTTCAGGGTATCGGTTCTTCAGTTTTCTGATGTTGGTATCAAAGACGGTGTCCAAGTCCCATCCCATACAATGACAAATCAGGGCTATATACCAACAGATATCACCAACTTCCTTCATCAGGTGGACTGTGTCAATTTCAGCCTCATGGAAGATCGTCTTTTTGACAATATCGTTGACTTCCCCAACTTCCCCTGCAAGACCCAAACACGCTTCAAGGACACCACCGATGTCTTCGGCAGTCCAATCATGTTCATCCAAGACTTTTGACAGACGTTCTGACGCTTGTCCGTCATACGTTCTCATCGCTCCGTTCTGATATGTAAGACCCGTCATGTATCATTCCCCCTTGATTTCTCCCAACAGCCCCTGAAGCCTTCCAAGGGCTGTATTTGACACTGTCATTGATTCTGCCTTGTCCAAGTACCATTCAGCCTTGTCAAGGTCTTCCTGACCGTTCTTGTTCTTGTATCTCCACATATATTTAAAAGCGTTACACAAGCAGAAATTTATGACCGCATCCCTTCCAAATATCAGTAACATGACTTGGAAGCATTCGAGACTGCAACTGTCTGCATAGTGTGACGGATGATTCACAGCATCGTTCATGTTCTATTCCCCTTTCTTATTCTTCACTTCGTCTGCAATCACCGCAAGTGACATTGCAATATCAGTCAGTAACATAAGTAACCATTCTTCATAGTTTGCGCCATTTTTATTTTGCTTATTCATCGTTTCAATCAAATCTTCATATCTAGTCATAATCACTCACCACCATTTCACCTGCATGAATTGCTTCATCCCATCTTTTATTAACCTTTTCAATAGCTTCAGATGGATTTCCTGCAATTTCAAAATAATAAGCATCCATCATACAATCATGCAGAATATACAATCTTTCTTCTGCATACCAATAACCAAGATATGGATTGATAGAATAGTTAAATTCGATACAGGGCAGTGTATCTTTCATCCTGTGACATCTTTTGATGGCTTCCATATATGGTATATATTTCTGTGATCTGTCACATTCTTCTTTCTTCATCGTATAAAAACAATTCCTTTCTTGCCTGACGGCAACCTGACATCCTTCCTGTCACAGTTTAAACACCGCTTGATTTCCTTGGTGAACGTCTGCAAGGCAACTTTCTGAAATCCATTGTCAAAACAAAACGTGTCATACCTTGCATAGACCGCTTTAGTTTCATGTCCAATGATTTCTTCTTCGGACACTTGTTCAAGGAATAGCAGGACAGGGTTGTTGTCCCGTTCAAACCTGTTGACTTCCTCGGTGACCTTCTGTGATTCCGTGAAACCTTTCTGATTCAGAATCCGCTTTAACCCTTCGATTCCAAGGACAATCAGATATTCCGCAACTTCAGGTGTCTGCAATTTCCATGTGATTCCTGCATCAAAATCAGGATCTTCCTTCGAAAATTTAGCGTTGAACGGAATGATAACAAGTCTTCGTTTGATGGCTTCAAAACCCCTGTTACGCATTCTTGGAATCTCATTTGCACTGAAAAACAGCTTTGCAAAAGGTTTAAAGAAAAAAGCATCCTGACCTTTGTTTTCAGCCTTCAAATCATTTCCTGACACGATCTTCTTGAACTGTGACAGGGCTTTCCCCTGAAGAAAATCATCATTGATGTCATCACCGATGTTTGCACATTTCCCAAACAGGGCAGATGTGGAAAACCGTTCTGACAGTTCATCCAAATCAAGACTTGAATAGTTCTGTTTCCGTAACACATATTTGACCATGTCAAGGAATGTGGATTTTCCGTTCGCACCTGATCCTGTCAGGAAAAAGGACTTGGACAGTTCGTTCTGCCTGAAGAAACAATAACCAATGGATTCTTCAAGTAACATTCTGATTTCTTTGTCCTGACAACTGATCTTATTCAGTGTCACGTCTGCAAGTTCAGAATAGGCTTCAGGGTTGTAATTCCACGGAATGATATTTGTTATCACCACATCAGGTGTGAACGGCAACATTTCACCTGTTTCAAGGTTGTAGATTCCATTCTCAAAAGCTATCAATCTAGCGTCTGAAACGTCTGATTCTTCAGGTGTGATGATTTCCAAATATTTCAGGGTTTCCTGTCTCTGTGTTGCCTTCAATGTTGGGATGATTTCAACCATCCTTGATTCAATGAACCTGTAACCTGCCCTGTATATCTTCCCGTCAAAAATGTGAAGTCCACCGTTGATTCTTTTGATGTTGAATTCAGTCTTGATATATCTTGCAAAAACGTTATGCAAAAACATCTTGCCCTGATAAAAAACAGGGGCTTGAAAAGCCTCATCCCGTGTGATGGTTTCAAACTCGGAATCAGGGACAGGTTCTGAAAACACGAATCTGTTGACATTCGTCAGAATCCGCTTGATAACATCCTTTTCAAGCCCCAACTGACCCTGCAACACAAGAATGTATTTAAACAGTTCTTCGTTCCGTCCATCGCCTTCTGACAGCTTCAGCAGGTTGATGTTGGTGTTGATGGGTAGAAGTTCTTCAGGCACTTCCTGAAGCCCTTCAGGGGCAAATATCACGGTTCTGTCCACACCGTCCACCCTGACAGGTATGTATGTGTCCTTCGAATGAACATCTGCAATTAATCCAACGGATAGTTTCTTGTCCCGTCCGTCCCTTGATGACCACCCTTCAGGTTTTTTCCAAAAAGAATGGATATGTCCATTGGTAGGGTTTTCCATAATCAGACAGTCCCAATCATTGTCTTCAGCCATGTCCCAAAACTTCTGTGACAGATCGTCTGTATCAAAACTGATGTCCACCAAACCATCTTTCAAAAGTCCACCGTAAGATTTAAAACCTGATGCCTGTTCAAAAGACAAGACCGTCTTTTTTCCCTTCAGCTTCTGACCCTTGATGGGGGATTTTCCATCCCCTTCAACATACGTTCTGAAGACCAAATCAAGGTCATTCATCTTCAACCACCTGCCTTCTGTGTTTCTTCCATCCAAGACTGCAACATGCGCATTTGGTCGACCTGCCTTTTATCAGGTTGTCTTCCCTGACGATATACTTGTTACCACAAGCCCCACATTCACAGATGTATTCCCTGAAACCATGTGTTCTGCTAGGTATTGATTCTTCAAGAACTTCCCAATAACCAAACACCTTTCCTGACAGGTCTTCTTTCTTCTTTCTACTGCCTTTTCTCATAACCCAAAACCTTTCAATCTGTCCTTTGCTGTCCTGATATACCACCCTTTGTCAAGGGTCTTCGGACATTTCACACCGTTGACAGAATCGTTATAGATAAAACAGTGTTCAGGTGTCCCTTCGACTTTTGCAATCGATCCATCGTTCTTGACCTTCCACAGACCACCGTCTGTTGTCTTTGTCGATGCAAACACCCTGACACACTTTTCATTCAGTCTCCGTCTGCTTCCTGTCAGTTCCTTGAATGTTTTCATCTTTCCTGTTTTGGGGTTAACCTTCCTGACAGTTTCCCAATATCCACCGTGTAAAAGGTGGCTGTACTTGGAAGAAATCTTTTTGACCATCTGAAATTCCTTCAAGTCATCGCAATCCATGATGGTTTTTTCGACAGGGATTCCCTTGACCAACCTGTCCACAACAGCCTTGTTCAGAATGGGCAAGTCATAATCCAACGGTGACAGTTCCTTGACATAAGCCCCTTTACGTTCAAGTTTGCCATTGTCAAACTGAAAAACGTAATTGTTAACGTCCTTCTGACTGATAGACTTGATTCCATCAAATTCTAAAACCATGTTGTTTCTCTGTTCCCATTCAAAACAGATATCGTCCAACTGTTCAAATGCTTCGTCCGTGTCAGGCAGTGAAATAATCAATCCGTCTGTGTTGGACTGAATCAGTTCAAAACCCCTGATGGCTTCTAATTTGTCAATCAGATCAATCAGCATCAACTGACCATTGATGCAAATCAGGTTGGCATTTCTTGGATCGTAAGCAAGACTTGTTTCTGATTTACAAATTCCGTAAGTCCCATTGATGACAATTTTCAAGGGGGCTTGTTCCTTCTTTTTCCCTGCATGTTTCAATTCAATTCTTCTTTCATAAATTTGTTTGAACCTTTCGGGTCTTGTTGCGTTCCGTGTTAATAGCCCATGGAAAATCATTAACCTTGGATAGAAGGAAGCAACATCAAGATGCCACATCTGACACCCTTTTCCATCGTTATGATATTTTTCTTTTCCTGCATGGATTCCACCCCATGATATGGTATGTTCCACACCTGCAATTATCAGGATCAGGTTCTTGTCATAGTTGTGATTTTCAGGATTCAGATAGAAATCTTTCGCTTCCTGATACTTGCCCACATCGATACAAGGCAGGACAAACAGGTCAAATTCATCGTCCCTTCTGACCCGTTGACAACCAAGGATTTTTGCGCTGATCTGTGCTTTAGTCAGTCCGATGTCACGGATGGACAGGGTGTCAGGAAACATGTTGATTAGTCCAAGAATAGCGTCAAAGTCTGCTTTCTTTTCTATGAAAACTTCAATCGTCTGTTCAACGTCATGCAGGTTATATTTCCTGACTTCGTTCAGTTCTTCCCGTGTTAGTTTCCGATTTATCCTGAAATCAACGGTGGATTCTTTAATCATATTTCCAAGGAATCCTTCCCATGTCTTCAGACCCCTGTCAATCCGTGTCATGACATCATAGGACAGTAACGGAATCTGTTTAAACAGATTGGAATATTTCCAACCTGCAAGTCCTTTTGTGATAATAAATTCGTTGATGTCATACGGGTTGAAATCACACAACAGACCCTTCAGGATATAATCATCGTAATGATGGTTGTTACACCCCACCCATATTTCAGACTTGTGTTGGTTATAAAATTCCAAGATCGCTTCTTGGTCATTTTCGATATAATCAACAGACTGTCTGTCCATGTCTATGATCGTGACCAACCAGTCGTATTTAAATACTTCAAAGTCGTAAAATAGCATGGCTTCCTTTCATTCAGGCAGGTGACAAACGGACTTGTTCATCACCTGCTTCTGAAATATTTCAGCACCTGAGACATAAAAAATTATGCGTCATAGACTTCTTTTATGGTAAAGATTGAAAACCCTTTCTTGTTCTTCCTGTAATCAAGCAGGAATTCAAGGTTTCCTTCCACTTCTTCAAAGATGTCTAAAATCAGGTCGTTATACTGACCATAATCCTTGAATTCCACAGCAGAATCATCAACAGCTTCCATGGACTTCAGGAATCTGTTTAACTGGGAAATCTGAAACCCCTGTGTGATGACCTGATTCATAAACAGCAGACTGTTCTGAAATTCACCTGTCAGGATTCTGAACCAAATGGACACCATCGGATCACCCTTGGAAGATTCCTTCAGTTCCATCTTTTCAATCTTGACTTCATAAGTCCCTTCGGGAACTTCTCTATAATCACCCTGTCCACCGTTCTGTTCCGCATCTGCAATGTCCTTCTTTAAACCTTCCACGTCAATGTTCTTGTTCCACTTGTCAAAGATGTTTCCCATAATCAAAATCCCTTTCTGTTATCAATTTTATCAATGGTTTCCTGTGTGTCCTTTGAAAGTCTTTCCGCAATCTTCTTTGTTGCGTAATCGTCAACGGACTGTTCAAACGTCCCGTCAGGTTTCTGATTCGTCCTTGCAATAACGTCTTTGTGAAGGGTATCATACAAGGCATCAATTCCCATTTTATGAATACATTCAACCCACACATCACGCAAATCCGCATCTGCAATCAACGTTAAAGAAACGAACGATTCCAAAAGGGTCTTCGATGATTCCCCGTTCCCTTCAACTATCGTGACAAAACTTTCATACAAACCCTTGTCTTTAATCACTTTAATGATTCTGTCCATCATCTGTCCTTTCTTCTACGTCTTCTGACGGGCTTGTCTTCCTGCTTCCCTTCGTCAAAAGGCACTTCTTCACTCTGTGTCGCTGTCTCCGTGTTCTGTGTGGCTTCTGTGGCTTCTGTGGTTTCTGTGGCTTCTGTGGTCGTTCCCTCAACAGCCCCTTCAACTGTTCCCTCAACTGTTTCAACTGCCTTCTGTGGCTTCTGAGGGGCTTCTGTGGGGCTTCCTGTGGCTTCAGCGTATACATTCATCAAGGCTGTCCAATCACACGGAATGGTTGTCTTCCTGATGTTCTTCAGCCTTCCACCACCAAACACGACTTCTGAAGTCTTGAACTGCAAGGTGTGCTGTCCGTCTTCCTCAACAACAGCCCTGACAACGATGTCAACCATTCCTGCAAGTTTTGCTGAAATCTTGTCCTGAAGATTCGGTTTCACCTGTGTGATCTTGTCACCTGATTTCCTTGTAATATCCCTGCTTTTGTCTTCCTTGGAAATAATGACAAGGTTTTCATAAGGCAGATTAAAGAATTCACGCATCGTTGAAAAGAATTCTGTTCTGACCTTGTCCCATGCTCTGAAGGTATCATCTGATTCATGGGTGATTCCAAGTTTGTCATACATGTAAAGTCTGCACATTTCATAAGCGTCTTCCACAAGGTCAACAATGACGGTTTTGAATCCGTTCTCACCTGCGGTCTTCTGAAGTTCCATGATAGCGTCCTTGAAAACATCCCATCCAAGGGTGGTCTTGGTCTGTCTGCCTTCAACGGTCACCTGATCTGCGATCTGTACAAAAGGCATTGTGACAAACTGGATATTTCCGTCTGTGTTCAGGTTCAGGGGGCTTGGTGCGTCATCACACAACTTGGTCTTTCCTGTGAATGAATCGCCGTAAATCCAAATCTTCCTTTTCTGAATCTGCCCAACCTGTCTTCTCTCATTACTTGGTAAAATCATATAATCCTTTCCTTTCTTGCAAAAATCTTTAAATTCACACCAATCACAAAGATAGGTGAAATTTTTCTTGAAAGTCTTGGTCAGTCCAATCTTCATGCAGGTGTGGTGGAAATCATCCACCTTTTCCTGTTGGAAGATCACTTCCCTGATTTCAACATCAACTTTGTTCAGTTCTTCCTGAAGTCGTTTTCTGAAATGAAACAGGTCTTCTTTTAAGCCCTGTCTAATCATAACTTTTGGGATAAACACGAAAAACATTCGTGATACATGGATTCCTTTGATCTTCTGAAGATAATGCTTATAAACGTGTAACTGCCTTGATTCCATGTAATGGTTGATGTTGTTGCTATACTTGAAATCATAAAGGTCATACCACTGAGAATCATCAACAGGTGATTCCACAGGCACAAGCAAATCAGCAGTCCCCATGTAAACATCATTCTTGAACATGTATTCATGCAAGCCTTCAGGAATCAGTGCCTTCAACCTTGGAATCCAGTGTTCCATCTTGATAACTTCATTCACATGTCTGTCATCAATCACTGGGTATGAATTCATGTATTCCTTGACCGCTGTTTCAAGGTCGGTTTCCATCCCCCTGTGGATAGCTGTTCCAAGAATCAAGGGGTTCTGTGGGTCATCTGAATCAATCGTCTTCAGTTCGTCAAGGTATGTCAGCTTGAATTTCATGGGGCAGTTATCGAACGTTTCAATGGTTGAAAAATGAAATTCATCCATCCAGTCATTTCCACCGTCCTTTCAATTCCACATATAAAGCGTCAGCTTTGCTGAAATTCCCCTGCTTTAAAAACAGGCAGAACAACCTGAACTTGTCAAAATCCTTGGGATAAAGAAGGATTCCATATCCCCCTTCTTGGTCGATCGATAACAGGTTATGTTGCTGTAATGCTGACATCCTGCCTGTATCGGATTTAACTTCAATACCAACGAACTGTCCACCGATACAAGCAAGGATGTCAGGGACACCTGCTTTGGTGAATTCTCCACCACCCCAATATTTAACAAACCAACAGCCATGTTCCTTCAAGAATTTCTTCACCCTGTTTTCAAAATTCTTTTCTTTTCCCAATTCACTTCACCTGAATTCTCACGGATGCTGAAACCTTGGATAACTTGTCATAATCTGCAAGGTTGATTTCAGGGTGTTCCTTTTCAAGCTTCTTCTTGTCCAAGGTCTTTCTTGTTGTTGGGGCAACGTAAGTAAATGAAACCCTGTCGTTCTCGAATTTCTTGATGCCCTTGTCAACCATCGCCTTTAACAGTTCGCCCTTGATTTTACTGATCCGTTCTTCTGCTTCCTTGACTCGGATCATCAAGTCTGTGATTTCCTGAATCTTGTCAGGAACTGCTTCTTCCATGACCTTCAGTTCATCAGGGGTTCTAACCATGTTTGGACACTTGTCAGGACATTCGGATTTGTTCTGTTCCACATCGTAACAAATCAGATTACAATCGTCCTTGTCAGGGCAACAGAAACAGCAGATGTCAGAACCACAATCTGAACCATAATCAATAGCATCTTTGCACTTTATCATTGTTACCACCTTTCATTGCTAAAAATTTCTACACCTGCGATGACCGCAAGTGATACCAACATCAACAGACACGGAATCCATAAACCCTCAAAAGTAAAAGAATCAATGGATATGACCGTCAGCAGGAACACACATCCTGCGATCATTTCAAGAACCTTCATCATCAATCTAATGAAATAAGTCATCTGTGTAATCTTTCCTTTCTTCCAATGTTTTCAAGATGTCTTCTTCAACCGTGTTTCTGCATAACATCAGATAATACTGACACGGACGTTTCTGTCCTATCCTGTGGATTCTTTTTTTGGATTGTTCAAAGTGTTCACTGGACAGGGGCAGGGTGAAATAGATGATTCTATTGCATTTCTGAAGATTCAACCCCTTCGAACCTGCCTGATATTGAACCAAGGTAACACTGTTAGAATGATTCTTGTATGCTGTCAAGTCCTTGGTTGAACCGTTGACTTCTGATGTCGGTCTTCCTTCGTTCTGACAAATCGTCTTTAAGGCTTCCAACTCATCATTGAATGAATAAAAGACAATCAACCTGTCATCTGTTGACTGTAACAAGTCCCTGAAGGCTGTCAGTTTATAAGGGTTATACTGACCGCATAACTGCCTTGCATACAACAGCTTTGTCAACGATGTGTCACCAACCAATGTCACATCATCAAACCCTTCTGTGTTTCGTTCAGTGATGACAACAATCTTGTCTTTCTTGAAAGTATTATATTCCTTGGTGGGTTCAACCATGACCTTGATGAACGACTGTTCAGGCAGGTCTATAACATCTTCTGTCTTCAGAAAAAATGCCCCGTGTGCCTTCAGTTTACGTTTCAACCTGTCCGTTTGTTTATACGGGTTGTCCCTGTCAACCATCCAATGTCTGACCCCTGAACCATCAGGGGTTGACAGCTTCCAATTCACAAACGTTTGTTCATAAGCATGTTCCGTGATGTTCCATCCCAACAGATGACATTGTGTCCACAGGTTTTCATATTTACCACCAACAGGTGTTCCTGATAACAGGATCACATGTGACGGTTTCATCTTCAGAACCATGTTGGCTTGTCGTGTCTTCCTGTTCTGAATCAAAGAAGATTCATCCAACATCAAACAGAAATCTTCCAAGGTCAGCAGGTCTTCCCGTCTCCAACACAACTCATAGTTGATGACACCTAACACAGTGTGCCAACCTAACATGGACTGTCCAATGAACGTGTCAAGCTGTGTTCTGTCCGTCAGGTCATAAAGGTTAATTCTTGGATAATAGGTCTTGAAATGATCCATCCAATCACGGATTTTCGATTTCTGACAAATCAACAGGTTGCACCTGCAATCATACCTGAACATTGCTTCAGCCCCTGTGAAGGTCTTTCCAAGTCCCATATCATGGAAGAATGCGACATTTTCAAAACCCTTGGAAGCTTCAAGGGCTTCCTGCTGATGTGGAAACAGTTTCATGTCATAATACCTGTGCTTTCTGTAAACTTCTGTCTGCTAATGAAATATGTCCACCGTCCTGACATCTTGACCGCATATCCAAAAGGGAACACACCCTTCTGAAGTCCAATCCTGACAAACTGTGGGGAAACCTGCATAAGATCGGCAGTTTCCACAACAGACAATCTTGTGTCTTCCTTAAACATCTTCATTGTCATCACCTGTGATTCCTAAAATTTCCTTGATGGCTTTAACATGCTGACTTGACTTTCTTGTCCCTCTGATTAACTCATGTGTGTATGAAACTGACAGACCAAGTTTCGATGCAAGCCCTGACACCGTCATGTCCTTGTCAATCAATGCGTGTCTGACCGCCTTTTCAAATTCCGACATCACCGCACCCCCTTTCGATGTTGTAAACATTCCGCATATATTTTTGACACCCGTTGAAAATTTTGATATAGTGAAATTAACTAAACCCTTTCAACAGGGGTCTTTGGTGTTCTGCTGAAACCGTTCAACAGAACAAGGTCATTTTAGCTGTTGTATGAATGAAAGTCAATAATTTTTGCTGAAATAGTTCAACAACGCACCCAACGGGTGTCATTAGGAAGGATGTGAAATCATGATCGACTTGAAAAGATTAAACGCACTATTAAAAGAAAAGCACATGTCAAAACGTATGTTGGAAAGAAAAGCAGGTCTTGGTGTCGGAACAACGGTCAAATGGAAGACCATGAGCCCAACGACCCAAAACCTGCAAAAGGTTGCGGATGTCCTTGGTGTAACAACAGGATACCTGACGGGTGAATCGGAATTCAGGACAGAACAAGACGCTTTAATCCACCGATGGAATCAGGAAATGTCAGCAGACCTGCCTGATGAAATCAGACGGATAGAAGCAGGGGTCAGAATCCCTGTCCTTGGTGAAATCCCCTGTGGTATTCCAATAGAAGCTATTGAATTTTGCGATGTGGAAGAATGGGAAGAAATCAGTGAAATGATGTCAAGACAAGGACGCTTTTTCGCCTTAAAAGTCAAGGGTGATTCCATGTCACCAAGGATTCAGGCAGGGGACATTTTAATTGTCCTGTCCGTTCCTGATGCTGAATCAGGGGACATTGTCATTGTCAGAATCAATGGTCAGGATGCCTGTTGCAAAAAGCTGATTAAACAGCAGGGTGGAATTGTCCTTCAATCCTTCAACCCTGCATACCATCCCATGTTCTTCACAGAACAACAGGTTCAGGAACTGCCTGTTGAAATCATTGGGAAGGTCGTTGAAAACAGGCAGAAATTCTGACCTAGAACAAGCTAGAACAAGCTAGAACAAAAAGAAACCCTGATAAATCAAGGTTCTGTGGACATCTGTTCTTGGTGTTCTTGGTGTTCTTGGTGGTTTTCACTTTTAAATATAATTAGAACGAATGTTGAAAAAGGCTATAAAAATATAAAAATATAAAAATATATAAAGTAAAGAACACCTAGAACACCTAGAACAAGCAAGAACAAAGAACAAAAAAGGAAGGTGAAAAAATGAAACTTCCCAATGGTTACGGGTCTGTTTATAAGCTGTCAGGAAATAGAAGAAAACCTTGGGTTGCAAGGAAGACCACAGGTTGGACTTTCAATGAGGAAAAAGGGAAATCATATCCTGTTTACGCTTTTATTGGTTACTATGAAAAAAGGTCAGATGCCCTTCAAGCCCTGTCAGACTACAACAAAGACCCGTATGATCTGCATAACGACACAATCACCTTTTCTGAAGTCTATGACCTGTGGTCAGCGGAACATTTCCCCACGGTGTCAGAATCCAACGTAAGGGGCTATAAGGCATCATACAAGGCTTGTGAAGGCTTGTATGACCTGAAGATGGTAGAAATCAAGCTTGACCACCTGCAAGGGGTTCTAGACGCTTCAGGAAAGAACACACCCTCTCTGAAAAAGATTAAAATCATGGTTGGCTTGATGTATGACTACTGTGTTAAACATGAAATTTTACCACAGGAAAAAAGGAACATGGTTAAATACATGAATGTTAACAAGGCAGGAAACCCCAACAGGTTAAACAGGCAACCGTTCAGCAGACAGGAAATTAACAGACTTTGGGAAATGTCGGACAATGAACATGTTCAAATCTGTCTGTTCCTGATATACACGGGTGTCAGGATCGGTGAGTTTTACAACCTGAAAAAGGAAGACTTGCATTTAGAAGAACGATGGTTTCAAGTGACCGTGTCCAAGTCAAAAGCAGGAATCAGGGAAGTTCCAATCTGTGAAAAGATCGTTCCTATCATTGAACATTGGCAACAAAAAGATTCTATCTATCTGTTTTGCAACTCTGAAGGAAATGGGTTCAAGGACAGGGGGTTCAGGGATTCTTGGTGGAAACCATTGATGTCTGATCTCGGAATGTCCCACCTGCCCCATGACACAAGACACACCTGTGTGTCCCTTCTGACAGCGTCAGGGGTGGACAGCAGAATCATTAAAAAGATAGTAGGACACAAGGGTCAGGGTGTCACTGAAGCTGTTTATACACATCTTGACCTGCCTGTTAAACTTCAAGCGATCAACAAAATTTAAAGCAAAAAGAAACCACAGGATTTAATGTCCTGTGGTTTCTTTTGTTTTTTACTTCATCTCATGAATCAGTGTTCTGAAGTGATAACACTGAATATTCCAACCACCTGCGCCAATGGTCTGAACCTTGGCTGTTCCCTTTGTTCCAATGATGAATCCGTTCAAATCTCCCTTGTCACCGATTTTCAGATTGGTTGCATCTGTGATCTGTCCAACGATTGCATTGGTTCTTTCAATAATGAAATCATACTTGTTATTTGCTTCCTGATCCAAGTCTTTCTGAAGTTTTTCCATGTCGATGATGTATTCATCACCCTGTATGACCATGTATGGGTCAAGGTAACTGAATATTGCATGAACTGCTTTTGCTTCCTCAACGGGTTTCTTCATTTCCTTCATCAGGTCTTTGTTCTTTCTTTCTTTCCAATTCCTGTTGAACCACTCTGTGAACTTCTTGTCTTCTTTGTAATAATCTTCTAATGTGGTGATCCAAGATTCAATGTGTCTGATGTAATATTCTGTGACCTGCTGTTTCCAGTTCTCAAGGAAATCAAGGATGACTTTGATGTTCCTGCTGTTTTCCTTTTCAACGATCACCTGAAGGTCTGCTTCATATTTCTGAAGTCTTTCCTGAAGTTCAGAAAGTGCTTTCTTTGCTGATGTGATGCTGTCCATTGCATTTCCTACGGAATAGCAAATGTCAAAACCCTTTTCATAGTTTGGATTGGTTCTGTCCATCTTGTATGGATTGTTAATCCCTGCTTCGATCTGTTCTTCTGTGAAACCCAACTTCTGAAGTTTGGTCATGTTCTTGATGATTCTGTCCTGCATCTTGACAATCAGGTTTTGCTTCTTGGTGATCTGTTCCTGTGCTTTCTGAATTCTTTCTTCAACAAAATTTTTACTTGCCATATTTATTTTCCTTTCTTCTAAAAAATCGCAGGTTGCTTGCCTGAAGGATTATTCATCCTTCATGTCAAGTATAACACCTATTGGGTGTGATTTCAAGAAATTATTCAGCATAATCATAATTATTTTGCTGAATTTATACTTATTTTTCCTTGACTTTTGCACCCCTTGGGTGTTAGAATAAAATAAAAAACGCTGAAATTCTTCAGCACAGCACTGTTGACGTTTTCATTATAAGAAAGGAAAGAAAGACAATGGCAAGAATTACAAGTGAAATCAGGGCTTCCCAATGGTCAGTAGCAACTGAAAGATTAATCAAGGACAGCAGTTTTCAGACGCTGAAAACATTCATCCTTGACAACTCTGAAATCGAAGAAGACCCTGATGAAATGGGCAGAATCCACGATGGAAAGAAGAACCTTTGGGGTAAGACATATCTGCTGACAGATAAAGCTTTTGGAAACGCTGAATTCTTCATTAGTGAAGATGGAAGAATCTTCTTCCTGATTTCCCTGAACCATCAGGTTGAAATCATTGATGATTCCACCGATGACAACACCCCTGAAGGAATGACACTTGTCAAGGTTGACAAGAACGGTTCTAAACACTTCGAAGGACAGGTTACCTGTCCAAGATGCGGTGGTACAGGTTATTATGCAATCGGCATGATGAACATGCAACCTGTTCTTTCCCCACATGATTATGGGGTGTGTTGGAAATGTATGGGAACAAAGAAAGTCTTTGGGAAACTCATTGTCAGGACACCTGAATATCAAGCAAAACTTGACGCAAGACGCAAGGCAAAAGAAGACAAGAAAAAGGAAGAATCCAAGAATTCTTGGTTGGAAAAACACGGATGGTCTTCAGACGGTCATATCTTCCTGTTCCTTGGGAAGACCTATGAAAAGAAGGAAGAAATCAAGTCCATTGGTGGAAGGTACAACAGCATTATTGGTTGGTACATCGACCACAAAATTGACGGTTTTGATTTGCTTCAGGTTTCCAAGGAAGACGTTTTGGTTGAAACCCCATGGGGTTATGATTTCAGATCGGATGTTGATTTTGAAACCATGAAAGAAGCTGAGTTGACAAGGCTTCATCCTTCGGAATCGTCATTTCAGGGGGTTGTTGGTAGCAAGTTGACAGACCTGCACCTGACCCTGACACTTTCAAGGGTTTTCGAATGTCAGAACGTAAAGCAGGGGTGGAATGGAAGAAACTTCTATAAGGACACCAAAAGGTTCTTCTATTCCTTCAAGGATTCTAACAACAACATTTTAACATGGACTGCTAGCAAGGACATGAATTTGTCACAGGGCAGTGAATACATCGTCACAGGGACTGTCAAGGAACACAAGGTGTATAAAGGACAGAATCAGACAGTGTTGACAAGATGCAAGGTTCAGGGGATTTAATATCCCCTGATGACCTGATAAACCCACATAACCACGCACAAGGAAGGAAGGAAAAAACAATGATTGAAACTTTTAGATTCGGTTCATTTAACCACTCATGGTCATCAGAATCAAGATTTGAAACAAAAGAAGACGCTGAAGACGCTTGTAAGAACACCTTATATGATATCTATATCAGGATGGGTTATCCTTCATTGGACAGATACGCAATCTTCAAGGAAACATACACAATTATTAACAATGAAACCACATACAAAGTGACAGACATTATTGAACGTGTGGGTGTCATCGTCACGGCAGATGCCTTGAACATTGATTGGGAAACATACCTGTTCAACAGGATCGATAGAACCCCGTTCTTTGACAGGGAAGACTTTGACAGATTCGTCAAACAGATCGATTTTTTAGAATCTGAGGAACGCTTGACAGAATATCAGGCAGATTTCCTGAAAAACCACCTGTCAGAAACCATGGATTCCAAACGAATCATCAAGGGGGATTTTGTAGAAGGTGAAACCGTCACGGTCATTGTAGAAGGGGAAATCATCACAAGAAAGGTCAGATATTCCAAACAGGCAGGTGATTTATACATCGTCAAAGATGGAAGACAGCATTATTATTGTGAATTCAGAAAAGGGTGATATGGGATGATTAGAATTAAAAATAAAGCTACTGCTAGAAAGATGTTCAATCAGGGGAACGTGTTACACCTGTTCCCCTGTAAAGCCAATATCAACAGTCCTTGGTGGTCTGACGGATGTGTCATCAGCAAACATAGCACCGATGAAACATTTGACCACTTGGTAAACGCTTTTGAATTCTATAACTGCAACCATGAAACAGGTTATTATACACATTTTTATTTGGAAGAAAAGGAATGACATGACAATTTTGGAAGCAAGGCAGGAAGCAGGACTGACACAGAAACAGGTTAATGAATTGATAGGTGTCCCCGTCAGGACGCTTCAGAACTGGGAAGCAGGAATCAGGGTCTGTCCGATCTATGTTGAAAATCTCATCGTTGAAAAGCTGTTATCTCTGAAGGGGGTGAAATGATGAAACTTTATGATCTCATGGCAACCCTGATTATGATGGACACTGAAGACATTGTTTTAAAGGATGCCAATTTGGAAGTCCTGAAGACAGGTGACTTTGAAACCATCATGGATTTTTCCATAGACAATGATGTGGAAGTAGAAGGACTTGGAACATATCAGGGAAAGTTGGTCATCATCCTGTGTTACTAACCTGTTAGTATCCTGTTACTAACAAGCAGATTTTCACAGGTCTGCAAACAAAGAAGAACCCCATGAATTCAGCATTCATGGGGTTCTTTTTCTGTCTGTAATTATCATTTTGAAAACTTCAAGGTAACCTGTATCAGCAGATTCAGCAGGTCGAAATAGCCTCTGTTACTAACCAGTTACTAACCAGTTACTATCACACAAGATTTCAGCCTTCCATATACTGACTAGACACAAAACCATATCTTCCACCCTTCTTGATGTAATACCAAGTCACATTGGACTTGTCAAGGATGGAATCACACACGTCCACAACAGCCCCTCTATACAAGGGACTGAAAGAAGTCTTTCCGTGTTCCGTTCCTGCCCATGTCCTGACGTTCAGGGCAGATGCGGTGACAGTGCCTTCAAACACCCTTGTCTTGTTGGGTTTTGTTGTTCCTGAGATCGTAAATTTATATTTGGTCTTCGCAGGTAAAGATTTAACTTCAGGTACTTTGTTGTTCACCGTGTGCTGTGATTCAGTGTTCTGTGTGTCTTTACTGTATTTGGGGACACCGTAACCCCTGATGTATCGTCCGTTCACCTGAAGCGTCCTTCTATCAACAGCATTGTGTTTATTGCCTTCAATGACCGTGATGGTCGAACCACTGACCTTTTCAACGATGCCAACATGATCCGCTTCATAGTGATTATCCCCATAACCTGAATCATCCCAATCATAGAAGATGATATCACCTGCTGACGGTCTGTAATAATCGGACTCAACCCATTCATTCAGCTTCTTGAAACCCTGAATCATATGGTTACAACTGCATTCAGTAGGAATCACGGCTGTGTTGTCCGTCTTGATAGCACAAGCAGAAACGAATGTTGCGCACCAAGCATCTGTGTAACTGACCTTGTAGCCCCTTGCAAGGGGCTTGTGTGAATTGTAAACATCAATGATCTTCCTATGGCTTCCATTCGATTCCTTGCAACCTAACCATGATTCAGCCTGTTTTACAATAGCTTTTGCTGTTCCCACAATCATTCATCCCCCTTCGGTTCATCATAATTTAATGCCTGTTTAGAATCTGACAACCCTGCTGTTGTTGGGTCTGTCAGGGCATTCCACACGGACACCACCACAAGTCCCAAAACGTAAGGATTCCTCAACGCACCAACCACCAAATCACCAAGGGTCGACCAAGATGTCAGGTCAGCGGTGGTCAATCCTGCATAAGCAAGGATGGGTGTCAGGATCGCAAGGATTAACTGAGCAACAAAGACAGGGTTTTTAAACCTGATTTTCCAATTAATGTTCATATGAATCAACCCTTTCCTTGATTTCTGAAATCTGATTAAATGCGGTCTTCATATCCCGTTCAAGAACAACAACCCGTGTGTCAATTTCCTTCAGGTCATTGTTCAAGGACTTGATGTCAGACCGTGTTTCATTGGTTGTTGCACACACCTGATCCAATTTCATGTTGGCTTTCAAAACACCTTCCTTGATGCCTTCAAACTTCAGGTCATCTTCCTTGACTGTTTTGATCTTGTCTTTCCCCTTGGTGTGAGACAATGACAGACCTGCAATAATCAAGGAAATCAAACTGATAGTCCAAGGAATCAAATTAAAATAATTCATCATCCCCATCATCTTCCCTTTCCATCAATCCACCGATCATCAAGCACAGGACAATCAATGGAAGATATGCAATCCTAAACATCACAGGAACACCACAATGTGGGCTGTGTATGTCCCGTTATAGTTTAACTTGGAAATGGTTCTGATGATGTCACCACGTTTCCAAGCAGGTGTCTCAGGACTTCCTGAAGGTTCAATGGTCAGGAATGTGTTCAAGAAATCTTCAGTATAACCATATTCATTTTCTTCGTTTAGGTATACCATGTGAAGATTTGTTCCAACCTTTTCATCATCTTTTCCTTCATCGTAATAATCAAAAGGTGTGTCATAATAGGGTTCTGTGTAATAACGTGTTGTTCCGTCTGCAAAATTGACAGCAACTGAACCCTCTGTTGCTGTGTCGCTTGATGTCCTGATGGTAAACACGGTCATGTCATAATCACCGTTGATTAAAACAGTCCTTTCAAGATACATGTCAAACTGTTTAACTTTCGGTGATGCCTGAGTCAGCAAGGGCATGATTTCAGGATATTCCGTGTATGAACTATCATAATCAATGCCTGTTGCCCCTCTGACACAAGCGTATACAAGTGCTGAACAATCGGTGGTCACAGGGGTCAAAACCCTGTCAAACTCAAAATCCACTTCTTGTAAAGCCATTAACAACCTGTGTCTGTGGTTGGTATCATAACCAACACAGCCGTTTGCAATCGCTTTTTCCATGTTAGAAGCGATCTTTTCAGCAACTTCAGGATCGGTGAATCTGTACACCTTGCCCCATATAGGGTCGTGTTTGTACCATCTCCGACACCTGAGTTCTATTCCGTTCTGATCTCCAAGTAGACCGTCCCTGAACTCACCTGATTCATCTGCTGACGCTTCCCCAATCATATACACATCTGACATGATTCAACCCCCTTTCTACCACATAATGTCAACCTGATGCCATTCATTAGCAGTCCACGTTGAATCCTGAACTGTGGTTAACAGTCTTCCATTTGAAACAGCATTCAGTTCAATCAGCTTGTTTCCATCGTCTTTATACATAAGCCTTGAAAAATTAGGTGTCGCTGTCTCCGTGTTATAAAGTGAAGGCATAACTGAAGGAACGACAGGATAATTCATATAAATGTGAATCCCTGTTGCGTTCAGCTTCTGAATAATCGTCCCCCCATTTTCATATGTGGAAACAATCGTGATAATGTCATAGACATCGTCAGAATCAAGGTCTGCAAAATCCTTTTCACGTCCGTCAAAATAAAATTTGACACTTGTTGATTTCCAACCTTGGTTGCAATAAACCAATCTCCAAGGAATGTCCATTGCGTAAATATATCTGACAAGACCACAGGTGGTTTTGTGTGACCGTAACATGTCGATAGAAACAGATCGTCCACCAAACCTGAACCTCACAATTCCGTTCAAATTCCCTGATGTGTTAATCGCCGTGATTTCATAGTAAGTCTTTCTGACCCATCTGTCAGCTTCTTTCATTCCTGCGGTGATCGCAAGAACCTTTCTTCTGACAGCTGTCAGTGATTCTTCAATCGAATCAATTTCATCCTTGGATATGCCTGAAGAACCGTCCTCATAACACTGTTTAATTGCATCGTGAATGGACTGTCTCACGTCTTTACCATAGACAGCAGTCATAATGTCTTCAAGGTATGTGTCAATGTTGCTCATTTTATCCCCCCTTGTGACTTCATCAAATTGACCTGATAATCCGTCATTCCTTGGAATCCCACACCTAAAACATATTCTGACTTGTCAGGACTGACCAAGTCTAATGTGATTTTTGAACAAATGAAATCCGTGTCAATCCCGTGTGGGACAGACAGAACCCTGACGTGTTGCCCAACCTTTAAAGCGTCTGTGTGTACATCAAGCAGATGCAGGTCAACTGCCTTGATGGTCAGGGTTGTTGCCATAGCAACGGACTGATTCAACAGGGCTTGACCTTTGGTCAAAAGGTTAGAAGCGATCGTCACATCATCCCATGTGTTAACCCTTGTGATTCTCCCAAACAAACCGACAGCGGTGTAATCGATTAAATAATCAAGGTCATCATTAACTGATTTAATCGTCAGTCTTTCCTCTGAAGTGTCACTGACCCTTGCCCCCAACGGAATTAATGACGTGAACACGTCTTCAGCACTGATATACTCGGAAATGTCAAGCAGTGTATTTCCGAATTCAATGGTCTGATCTGAGAATTCGTTAAAATCAGGCATGTAATCAAGAACCCCGTTCCTGACCCTGACCATTCCACCGTATCTTTTCAACAGTTTTTCATCAAATTCATCCCATGTTTTGGGATACTGTGTTGATGAAAAATGAACGTAATCATTCCCGTCAGGGACAAAGACAGTTCCCATTGTGACATGTCTGTCTGACCTTGTCTGATTATTATGCTCAGTCAACATCTGCTGTAAAAGGTCAGCAGGTCTTCCTTGGAAGTCATAAGGTCGCACAATAGAATCCATCAGAAAAGCCATTTCACCTTCACAATAGACTTGCTTCCTTGTGTAATAATCCTTGTCTGTATATAAGACACGTCCTCTGAAAATCTGTTCACCGTCCTGAAGGACAGTTACTGTTGTTTTGAGTTTATCAAGGCTGTTATACATCGGATGTTCAGGTGGAAGGACGAAAGTCAATGACCCTGCCTTGTTAATCTCCAAGGTCAATTTTGGGTCAATGATTCCATAGCCTTCTGAAACAGATGTGGGGGCATATACAAGCATTTCATCTGCATAGATTTCATACATTATAACCTGCCCCCCTGATACCAAATAGAAACCGACCCGTTCCCCGTAATAGTCAACGTTTCTTCGTTCGTTCCCTGAAAAACAATGTTGGGATTATGTGACCGTCCCCTGTTAAAATGATACGTCTGACCCTTCCAAGTCATGTCCATTCCTTCATCAGGGTTATGTGTATTGACTGTGAAGATTGGGACAACAGGCATTCTTGAACCAACCACGGTCACATTCAGTGTTCCTTCAACGGTCATGTCAAACCATTCCCTGATAACACCTGTTTCAAAATTGAAAGTATCCCATATCCACGGATCATAAGATGTCCATAGTTCCTTCTTATAAGGTTCAACAACCCCTGAAATTACAAGGGTTGCTGTCCTTTTGCTCGATTCCCATTCATCAACCTGAAACCTGCCTTTATAGAAATATGCAGGGTCTTCATCC